CTTTCCAAAAGACCCCTAATGCCAGCGTAAGCCATGACCAAGCCTGATTCCGCTCCGATACACCTAAGACCGGCTGATAACGGCTTAAATCGGCTCACAGAGGTCTTAAAAGAAGCTCCAAAATCGCTTCTGGGAAAGCCCGAACCACGCATTCACACGCCCTATAACGATTATCCAAGCAAGGGTGAAGAGCTCATTGACTTTGCTGAAAGTATCTTTCCAAATGGCTTTATGGAGTGGCAAAAACACCTAGCGATACACGCAAACAAGGTAAAACCGGATAATCGTTGGGCGCATCCACTTTTTACCGCGATTGTGGCGAGGCAAAACGGCAAAAGTGCTTACATGATGGCAAGAATCTTGATGGGCTTATTCCATTGGGATGAAAAGCTGCAAATCCTTTCCAGCCATCGACTTTCAACATCCGTTGAGCGATTTAGAGAAGTCGTGCAGATCATCGAAGAGAATGAAGAGATGAGCAAGCAAGTGAAGCGCATCCGGTGGGCTCATGGAGCTGAAGAGATTGAAACTTTGAATGGCAATCGCTTTGTGCTTAAAGCTGGTGGCGCGGCGGCTAGAGGCATGAGCCGCCCAGCGGTAATTCATCTTGACGAATTACGCGAAATGCGCGACATGGAAAGCTTTGCATCTTTGAGATATACCTTGATGGCTGCGGAAAATCCACAATTGCTTTGCTATTCCAATGCCGGTGATGCTACAAGTTTAGTGCTGAATTCTTTTCGACAAAGAGCGATGGCAGCTGCGGCAGGTGCAAAAGATGACATTGGCTATTTTGAATGGTCATCTCCTACCGATGAAATCAGCTTAGAAAATGCGGCTTATTCAAATCCGGCTTTAGGTGTCACTATTCATCCGGATAATTTAGAAGCAACCTTTAATGATCCGGCAGATGTGGTGCAAACTGAAATCCTTTGCCGTTGGGTGCAAACAATCAACAGCGTGGTCGATGCATCTAGCTGGAGCAAGTGCGTAGACAGCAAGGTCGATTTGGATAGCGAGAAGCTGACATGGCTTGCAATTGATATGAGCCCAGATCGTAGATTTGCAGCGCTGGTCGGTGCTCAAAAGCTAGACAATGAGCAATTCATCGTAAAGCTTTTGCACACTTGGGAGAATGAACTGCAATTAGACGATAAAGCAATTGCCAATGAAGCTGCCGTATATGCTCGCAAATATTCAATTGAATATCTGCTTTATTCGCGCAGAACATCCGGTGCGGTAGCGGCAAGAATGCAACCTGCTGGAATTCCAATCTTTGAAATGGATGCTGCCTATCCGCAAAGCTGCGATGAGCTTTTGGGCGCTATAAATAGCCAACGACTTCGCCATCGAGGTCAAGAAGAGCTAACAAAACAAATGCTCAGTGCGGTTGCGTTAAAGAGAAATGATGGTTGGATCATTGGGCGTAGGGCATCTGGTCAAGCAGTTTGCGCAGCGGTGGCAACGGCATTGGCTACACATTTTGCGACACGCCCAGAGGTGGAGATTGACATTTTAGCGATGTAGCGTATAAGCCTACGCGAGAATAAGCGCATGGGTTTATTGGATCAATTCCGCGTTAAGACAGTCGAGCCGACAAGTGCCGATGTCGCCGCAGCTCTTCCATTGCCAACCATTGATTCTTTGATTATTCCATTCAATGGCACAGTAACTGCAACGCGTGAAGAAGCTATGAGCGTTCCGGCAGTGGCGCGCGCTCGCAACATTATTTGTAGCGCAATTGCAGCTTTGCCGCTAGAAGTTTGGGATAAAGCAAGCGGAACTGAAATCGACCCGCCAAAATCAATCTCATTACCAGATCGCCGCGTTAATGCAGCCGTCACTTACACATGGCTCGCCGAAGATTTATTGTTTTATGGTTACGCCTATGCGCAAATTCAAGAGCTTTACGCTGACACCAACCGAGTGCGCGATATGGTGCGCATTAATCCTACACGCGTTCAAATTGTCACCAATCGTTTATCAACAGAAATTGAATACTATGTGGTTGATGGTGTGCCGCTTCCAACTGAGGGCGTTGGTTCGTTAGTCGTATTTTATGGCAGCGATGAGGGTCTATTAAACCGCGCAGGTAAGACAATTCGAGCGGGTGCAGAGTTAGAGCGAGCAGCTGCGATGTATGCAAAAGAGCCAGCGCCAACAATGGTTTTGAAATCAAATGGTTCAGCTCTTCCGGCAGATCGCATTGCAAAACTACTTGAATCTTGGGGCGTAGCGCGTAGAAATCGCGCGACTGCATTCTTAAATGCTGATGTATCACTTGAAACAATTGGTTATGATCCTGAAAAACTTCAATTGAACCAGGCGCGTTCCTACATTGCAACAGAATTGGCGCGAGCCATCGGAATACCAGCTTACTTCTTGGATGCCGAGAGTGGTTCATCGATGACTTACGCCAATGCTAATTTGGCAAGACAAACGCTGGTTGATTTTTCACTGCGACCATTGATGACAAGCATTGAGCAAAGGTTATCCATGCCGGATTTCCTACCTAGCTCACAAATTTGCAAATTTTCATTAGACGATTACTTACGCGGTTCAGCTTATGAGCGCGCGCAGGTTTATGAAATTCTCAACCGCATTGGCGCAATGTCGGCTGAAGAAATCCGCGAAGAAGAGGACATGATTAAATGAAACTAAATATGCCAATGACAATCACCGCTGCGGATGATGAAAGCCGCACTATTACTGGTCGCATTGTTGCATTCGATGAGGTAGCAAATGCTTCAACTGGTCGCGTGGTTTTTGCGCAAGGGTCAATTGAACCAAAACTAGTTTTGTTAAACCTAGAGCATGATCGCACACGCCGCATTGGTAAAGCTCTATCAATGGAATTTTCAGATGGCGGCAAAGCAATCGATGCAACATTTAAGATTTCAAAGACAACCGCTGGCAATGATGCAATTGTCGAAGCGATGGATGGCTTACGCGATGGATTCAGCGTTGAATTAAAGGTCGATGATTACGAAGTCGCAAAAGATGGCACAATGAAAGTTTTGAAAGGCACATTAGAGGGTGTCGCATTAACAAGCGAGCCAGCGGTGCGATCTGCGAGAGTTACAGAAGTCGCAGCAAATGAGGGCGAAGAAGAAGCGCCAAAAGAAGATTCTGAAGCTGATGAAGTTTCAGATGCAAACACAAATCCAAACGAAGGAGAACAAGTGTCAGACACTACCGTTCCAGCTCCTGCCGATGATGTAGCGGTAGAAGCATCTGAAGCCGTAAAGGCAACAACAAAGCCGATGGCTTTTACATCACCACGCTCACCAATCGTTTCAGGTGGAACTTACCTGCAACATTCAGTCCTTGCTAAGTTAGGCAATGAAGATTCTCGTCAGTATGTCATGGCAGCTGATGATTCATTCACAACCAACCCAGCATTTTCACCGGTTGCTTATGTCCGTCAAGTAGCAACCAACACCACATCAATTCGCCCAGTCGTAGATGCTTGCGGTGGCACACGCCCATTGCCGCAGGCTGGTATGACAGTATCGATTCCAAAAATCACACAGAATGCTTCAGTAGCAACAGTCGCTGAGGGTGGAGATACAACCGGAACTGATGCGATCACTTCAGCCTATGTGAACGCGACAGTCATTAAAAAAGCTGGATTCCAACGCTTCAGTCAAGAGCTCCTTTTGCGTAGCGACCCATCATTCTATGAAATCATGCTTCAGAACCTACGCGATGGCTACGCACAAGCAATTGATTCTTATGTAATTGCACAAATCACCGCTGGCGGAACTCAGGCAACTGCTACCGCTGCAACTTCAGCTGGCATGATCTCATTCGTTTCAACTGAAGCTGCTGCTGCTTACAATGCGACAAAGCGCGTTGCAACATCATTGGTTTCAGGTGTCGGCACATGGTCATTGTTAATGGGCTCAGTAGATACCACTGGTCGCCCAATCTACAATGCAGGTCAGCCAATGAACTCAGCTGGACAGACTGCACCAACATCGCTTCGCGGCAATGTGATGGGTCTTGATTACTATGTAGATGCAAACATGGTTTCAACAGTTATCGATGAATCTTCATTCATCATTGAAAAGGGCTCAATCGAAATTTACGAAAGCCCAGCTCTAACACTTCAAACCAATGTGCCATCAACAGGCGAAATTGAGTTAGAACTATTTGGATTCGTAGCAGCAGGAGTTACCTTTGCAGGTGGTCTTCGCCGCTTCAATCTAACTTGATCTCTAACCTAGTCGCTCCCGAATAGGTTAATCAGAGAGGAAACGAAATGCCAAGTATTATTACCGCAAGCCAACTGCGCACAGTGCTTGGCGTTTCGTCTTCCTTATATTCTGATGCTTATTTAGATGGCATTATCAATAGTGCTGAGGGAATTCTCTTGCCACTATTGGAAAGCTATTCAAACAAGATTGTCGGCTATCAAATAGAAAATGGCACGGCTATTTTCACCACACAATTGCCAAATCAATTTGTGGATAATCAGACAATCACAATTGCAAGCACCGCAAGCGCCTTTAACGGAACTCAAACAGTTACAGACACATATTCCAGACCTTACGCGTTTAGCATCGCGACAAACGAAGCAGACTTGACTTATCAGCCGGTTATTCCTGCCGGTGATGTCTATGTATCCGGAAAGAGCGCAGCAACTCTTTATGCTTCTGATCCTGACATTGAAAGCGCGACCACAATTATCAGCGTGGAAATTTTCCAATCAATCACGGCTGCTGGCGGTCAAATTGAGGGTGTCGATTTCACGCCAACGCCATATCGAATGGGAAGATCATTGGCAAGCCGCGTTTATTCGCTTATCGCTAAATATGTCGAAGTCGGAAGCATGGCTCAATAATGCCTACACCAACGACAATTGCAACCAATGTGCGCGATGCGCTCGCTACTTCACTTGCTTCAGTAGCTGCATCCGTTTATTCAGAGCCACCGGAAACAGTCATTCCACCGGCTTGCATCATTGTGCCGGATGAGCCTTATCTTGAAAGCGAATTTATTGGCAATCAATCGGTGCGCGTTAAAATCAATTTTGTCGTGACCGCTGCCGTTGCTTATTATTCAAATGCCGGAGCTCTCGATAATTTGGAGCAATTGATTATTGCCATCATGGGCGTAATACCGACAAATTACACGGTCGGCAATGTAACTCGCCCAAACATCACCCAAGTGGGTGCAACAAATTTGCTGGTTGCAGACATATCAATCAGCACTAACTACACGCAACAAACAATCTAAGGAGAAACAAAGTGGCAACCACAGTAATCACAGGGCGTGACATCACGCTTTCATTTACTGGCGGCACTGACATCGAGGCGCAAGCGACTAGCGCGGTGCTAACAAAGGTCAATGAGCGCCAGACATATCAAACTCTCGATGGAGAGGCATATAAGACCACAAATATTTCAGGCACATTTGCGCTTGAAATGCTTGCCGATTGGGGCAAAGCAAATTCAGTTTGCGAAGCTATATGGGCAGCGGCTGAATCTGCACCGGATACTTCAATTTCCGTGACTTTGACTGCGGCAACAGGCGCACAATTCGTTTTCGGCATTATGCCGGATTTTCCTACCGCTGGCGGTGCAGGAATTGATGCACAGACAGTTAGCTGGAACTTTAAGGTCTATCAAGGCACAGTTACTGAAACATTCAGTTAAAAAGGAGATCGGGAGCAATGAAGTTACCAATAACAATTGAATATACAACTGGCAAGCAGGAAACCTACACGGCTCAACCGCCGGAGTGGGTGAAATGGGAGCTAAAAACAGGCAACACGATTTCGCAAGCGCAAGAGAAGATGGGGCTGCACGATCTTCTCTTCCTTGCGTATCATGCGATGAAGCGTGAAACCGCAGGGTCAAATCCAGTCAAGCCTTTTGAAGTATGGTGCGAGGGCGTTATCGATGTCATTGTCGGTGAAGCAAACCCAAAAGCCATCCAGCCGGAAGCATCTCCCGAATAATTTGGGAGATTGCTTTAGCTGGTGGAATAGCGCCATCTGAATTCCAATCGGCTGAGGATTTACTTACGGCAATAGAGATTTTGGAAAGGCGCAACAATGGCTGAAAACGCTAATTTTGATTTAGCATTTGATAAGTCAGAACTCTCAGCAATTTTTCGCGCTTTGAAAGCTATGGATCAAGAGGCTATTGACAAAGCCAAAGAAGTATCTGGCGGTTTAGCTGCGTATCTGCAAAATAAGATTATTGGTGCTGCTCAGAATCGTGGCGAAAATGCAAAAACTGCAACTCGCATTGCTGAGGGAGCAAGAGTTAAAAAATCATCCAAAATTGGTGAGCTTTCAATTGGTTTTGCTTCTCAAAAGTTTTCAGGTGGTGGCACGACCCAAATGCTTTGGGGTGGTCATGAATTTGGCTCTAATAAATTTCATCAATTTCCTATTTGGTCAGGCAAAAGAGGTCGTGGCTCAAATGGTTGGTTTATTTATCCAACGCTTCGCCGTGAGCAGCCTTATATCGTGAGAGAATGGGAACAGGCATTTCAGAAAATTGCAGGAAAGTGGGATAACTGATGGCAACTGGTTCAAGAACACTTACGCTCAAACTGCTTGCCGACATTGATAATTTTCAGAAAAATCTAAAAAATGCTGATAATAATGTAAGCGGTTTTGAAGCTGGTATTCAGAAGTTCTCAAAGGTTGCCGGAGCTGCATTTTTAGCTGCTGGCGTAGCTGCCGCCGCTTACGCAAGCAAACTTGCCATTGATGGCGTGAAATCTGCCATAGCCGATGAAGCTGCACAATTAAAGCTTGCCAAAAGTCTACAAAATGTCACTGGTGCGACTGAAGACCAAATCAAGGCAACTGAAGATTACATCTTAAAGACATCGCTTGCTTATGGTGTAACTGATGAAGATTTACGCCCAAGTTTAGATCGTTTGGTGCGCTCAACTAAAGATGTCGAAGAAGCTCAAAAATTACAAACACTTGCAATCAATATTGCAGCCGGAAGCGGTAAAAGTTTAACTGCGGTTTCAGAGGCATTGGCTCGCGCACATGATGGGAATTTTGGATCGTTAAAACGCTTGGGCGTAAGCATTGATGAATCTATTATTAAGCAAAAAGATTTTGATGCTGCAACTAAAGTTTTGGCGAGCACCTTTAGAGATCAGGCAAGTGCACAGGCTGACACTTTTGACGGCAAATTACGCCGCTTGCAAATTGCATTTGATGAGGGCAAAGAAACAGTTGGCAGCTTTATTCTTGATGCAATTACGCCTTTGGTTGATGTCATTGTGCGTTATGTCGTGCCAGCGGTTAGCGCATTTACAGAGGGCATTGGTGGCACGAAAGGATTAAAAGCAGTTTTTGACCAATATGTCGATTTTGCCAAGCGCATATTCTTGCCAGTTTTTGAGGGATTAAAAGATGCTTTCAATAACATAAAAAATGCGGTGATGAACAATAAAGACGAATTTGAAACCTTATTCAATTTCTTAAAAAATTATGTAGCACCTTTATTTGGTGGTGCTCTAAAGGTGGCAATTCAAGCGATTGGGGTTGCTTTAAGCACGGTGGTTAATATCTTGGGCACATTCATCCGCCTAATGGAAAATGCTTTCAATGCAGCTAAACGCTTAATTGATTTCATCAAGAATAATCCAATCACAAATTTTTTCAGTGGCGCATCATTTTCAACTGGGGGCGGTGGTGGTGGCTTTACACCTGCGGTTTATAGACCACCAACCACTGGTGCTTACAATGTGCCAAGTGATATTCCTACATTTATTTCACCTACTGAAGCTGCTCGCGAGCGCGGCGGTTTCCAAAATGTAACAAATATAACGGTCACCGGCGCAATCGATCCTGAAAGCACATCACGCCAAATTGTCAATCTTCTGAATGATTCTTATTATCGCGGCACAGGTGGTGCAGAGGGCTTGGTTTATGCGTAATGACTGCATTTAAACCGATTTGGCAAGTCACAATTGCTGGCACAAATTTCACAAATGCGATTTTGGCTGATTTATCAATCACTTCAGGTCGCACAAATATATATACGCAACCTTATGCTGGTTATGCAAATATTACGCTAATCAATCTTGATCAATCGCAGCTGGCTTTTGGCATACAGGAATCAATGACCATTTCGGTGCAAGATTCCAATGGCGATTTTGTGCCATTATTTGGTGGCGAAATTGTGGATATTAGCATTACAGTCCAGACGGCAAGCCAAGTGGCTTTAACTCAGTCCGTAACTATCACCGCCGTAGGGGCTCTTGCTCGCTTACCTAAAGCTTTGACCGATGGTGTTTTAACAAAAGCTCTTGATGGTGTCCAAATTGAAAAGATTTTGCGCGAAGTGTTATTTGCTACTTGGAGTGAAGTGCCATCAGCAACGACTTGGGCAACCTATGAAGCTGGCGTGACTTGGGCTAATGCTGGCAATAGTGGTGTAGGCACAATTGACACTGGCAATTATGAATTAGCTGCCAGATCATCCAACCGCACCGATGTCTATTCTCTAGTCAGTGGATTGGCAAATTCGGGGCTTGGTTATCTTTATGAATCGGCAACCGGTCAAATTTCATATGCGGATAGCACACACCGCACAAATTACCTGCAAACGAATGGTTACACCGAAATCAGCGCCAATAAGGCTCTCGCTCGGGGCGTAAGCATTCAAACACGCGCCGGTGATGTGCGAAATGATGTAACGCTTATTTACAAAAACAATGCCGAAGTTAGCGCCATAGATGCCGATTCAGTGGCAATTTATGGGCAAATTGCGCAAATCTTTACGACCAGCCTAGAAAACTCTTCTGATGCTCAGGATCAAGCCGATTTCTATTTAACCCTACGCGCGCAACCACAAGCCAATTTCAATGCTTTAACTTTTGAGCTTTCAAATTCTGAATTGACAGATGCAGAGCGTGATGTCCTAATCAATATATTCATGGGCTTACCAATAGCCATAACTGACTTGCCGCTGAATATGGTTGCCGGAAGATTTCAAGGCTTCGTTGAGGGTTGGTCTTGGCGCGCTGGATTTAATCAATTAGCTTTGACAATCAATGCTTCGCCACTTGCTTTCAGCTTGCAAGCGCAACGCTGGAATGATGTCAATATTGCTGAAACTTGGTCGAGTGTCAGCGCAACTTTAGATTGGGCAAGTGCCACAATAGTGGCTTAGAAAGGAAAACTATGAGCAATCCAACTACGAATTTCAACTGGCAAATGCCAACTTCGAGTGACCTTGTCACAGATTTGCCGGCAGATTTTGAGGTTTTCGGTCAGGCCGTTGATACGACTTTTGTTGATCTAAAGGGTGGCACGACTGGTCAGGTATTAAGCAAAGCTTCAAATACCGACATGGACTTCACTTGGATTGAGCAAGACGATACAACCCTTTCTTTTAACGCTCAAACAGGCACAACCTACACGCTAGTAGCTGGCGATTTGGGCAAGTGGGTTACCGCTTCAAATGCTTCAGGCATTACAGTCACAGTTCCGCCATCGGTATTTAGCGCAGGAAATGTCGTGCATTTGCAACAAATCGGCGCAGGTCAAGTTACTTTCGCACAAGGCGCTGGCGTGACCATTACTTCAACAGGTGCAACTTCAAGCGCGCCAAAATTGAGAGCGCAGTTTTCAGCTTGCACAATTGTCTGCACCGCAAGCAATACATTCACCATAGTAGGCGATTTGGCATAATGCTAATCATTCCGGGCATTATTGCCAGCAGTTATCCGCGAGTATCGAACTCCTACGAATCTATTGCCACTGTAACTGTCGGCGCTGGCGGCGCTTCTAGCGCAGCATTTACTTCTATTCCTAGCACTTACAAGCATTTGCAAGTTCGCTTAATTGCTAGAACAACTGCAACAGGCGCAACCGATGGCGGATATATGACTGTTCGTTTTAACGATATTTCATCAGCAGCTTCTTATTACGGGCAACACTGGTTACGCGGTAATGGATCTGCTGCTGCGGCTGGCGCTGATGGTACCGCAACTAATCTTTATATGGAACGTATTTCTACCGACCAACAAACCGCAAGCGTATATGGCGCGGGAGTTATAGATATTTTGGATTACACGAACACAAATAAAAATCGTGTAACTCGTCAGTTAATTGGCTACGACAATAATGGTTCTGGTTCAATTTATTTAGGTTCTGGAATGTTATTATCAACTCCAGCCATTACTAAAATTGAAATTTTTCCCAATTCAGGTAATTTCAAGGCATTCTCATCATTCGCACTTTATGGGGTGAAAGGCTAATGGCAGCAGGAGCAACTTACGAACCAATCGCGACAACCACTTTAGGCTCTGCCGCAGCGTCTATTACTTTATCTTCAATTCCACAAACTTATACCGACTTACGCGTAGTGGCTTTACTTCGTGGAACTAATGCGGCTACAACTATGTCTTATGATTATGATACAAACAACACCGCCGATTGGTCTTGGACAGGGCTTCGCGGTGATGGTGCTTCTGCAACTTCTTTTAGAGGCACAGCTGGCTCAAATATGAACGCTTTTTTATGTCCAGGTGGAACATCAGCAAGTGGGTTGTTTAGTATGTTAACTGTTGATTTGTTTTCATATACGAATAGTAGTAATTATAAAACAACTCTTGCTACTTCTAGTCAAGATATGAACGGCTCTGGTCGTGTTGAGCGTGCTGTAACTTTACAAATTGGAACAACAGCAATTAACTCTTTTACACTAAACGCTTCTAATACGTTTGCAATTGGCACAACAGTTACCATCTACGGAATTAAGGCGGCATAATGGCAAATACTTACACCCTAATTTCAAGCGTAACTGTTGGCGCTGGTGGCGCTTCGTCTATTGACTTTACAAGCATTCCTGCGACTTATACTGATTTGGTCTTAAAAATATCGTTACGGGGCAATCGTGCAGCTTTATTTGACCAACAGTATTTAACTATAAATAGCAATACAGGCGCAACTATGCGGTATTTGTTAGGCGATGGTGCAACTGCTTCTTCTGGCACAGGTGGAAATAATATCGGTTATGGTGATGGAACTACCGCGACTGCTTCAACTTTTGGTAATAGTGAGGTTTATATTCCAAACTATACTGGTTCTAAATACAAATCTTTCAGTACAGATAGCGTAACCGAAAACAATGGAACAAATGCCTACGCTTCTTTGTTTGCTTCTCTTTGGTCTAATACTGCTGCAATAACTTCATTAAGTATTACCACTAATTCAGGCACAATTTTGCAATACTCAAGCGCTTATCTTTACGGAATCAAGAACAGTTAGGAAAACAAATGGCAGACACAAAAATCGTAGTTAATTGCGAAACAGGCGAGGTGGCGGAGCTGGCTCTCACACAAGAGGAGCTGGATCAGCGCGAAGCCGATGCAGCAGCTTGGGTCGCTGAACAGGCAGCGCGAGAAGCTGCCGAAGCTGAAAAGGCAGAGGCAAAGGCTTCAGCGGAATCAAAGCTTGCAGCTCTTGGCTTGACACCGGAAGAGATTGCTGCGCTTCGTGGCTGAGTATCCATTAGGCACGGCAGCTCGCATGATACGCGTAGCTAAAGATGAAATTGGCGTAGCTGAAACCGGTGACAATCTTGTTAAATATAACAATGAGAATGGCTTGGCTTGGTGCGGTTACTTCATAGATTGGTGCGCAAAGCGCGCTGGCATCAAGAAGCTGCCTAGCCAAATAAGCACAATTCAAGGTGCTAATAAGATGAAAGAATTCGGCTGCTGGGTCGATGGTTTGCCAGAGCTCGGCGATTTGGTTTATATGGGTTTTAGTGGGAAAAATTCCATTGAACACATCGGCTTAGTAGTCGGACTAATTGATAAAAAACAAGTGCTTACAATTGAGGGCAACACATCCGGCAGCGGATCACAGGCAAATGGTGGTCAAGTCATGGTTAAGGTGCGCACGATTGGCAAGGAAATTATTGGTTTTGCAAGACCAAAATATCTTGCATTTTCGGGAGAATATCCAGCGGTGGAAATCCCATCGACTAGCATTCTGAAAGGTAAGAAAAAATGAAAGAAGCAAAAGCATTGCTAGCTTCATGGGCTCGCTCATTTTTAGCAGCTTCTCTTGCGCTTTACATGGCTGGCGAAACTGATCCTAAAACTCTTGGAATGGCTGGCGTAGCAGCGGTGATTCCGGTGATTATCCGATGGCTAAATCCAAACGATTCTGCCTTTGGCTTGAAGTAGCGATTGTCGCTCTTTTACTAGCTGGGTGCTCTTATGACGGATGGACAAGATATCCATGTCAAGCAGCCGAAAACTGGGAAAAGCCAGAATGCAACAAGCCAAGATGTCTGGAAACGGGCACTTGCACATCGGATATCTATGGACACAACCCATCGCAGGACGCAGAAAAGGTTAGCTCCTGAAGATATCCATGCTCGGCTTATTCTTATTATTGGCGGCACCTTAGCTTTGACATTTTTAATTGTTACAGTCGGTGTCGTTTATGCGCTGATATTTGTCACGCAACCCATTGCTGCGCAAGCGCCAAATGATGCAGCTTTTATTGACTTGCTTAAAACTCTTGCCATTTTCTTAACCGGTTCGCTTGGTGGCGTATTGGCTGGCAATGGCTTGAAGTCTAAACCTAAGCAAGACACGCCCAAAGATGAGCGTAATGCTTGACCTTAAATAGCTCTTGCTTCACCATTTACGCAGGGAGCAACAAAGCTTCCACAATTAGATCGGGAGCTCTAATGAACACTTATCAATGGATCGGCTTTATTTGGTTTTTTGCAATGGGCTTCGGGGTGGGCTATTCACGCGGCTTCGATGTTGGGCAAGTTAAGGGCTATATGCGAGGTCGTGCCGTTAATCGCCATATCAGTCAATTGGTGAAGCGATGAAAGAAATTGCAGCAGCTTTAGTTTTGGCTCAAACCAAATTTCAACCGGCTTTGAAGAATAGCCAAAACCCACACTTTCGCTCAAAGTATGCAGATTTGGGCGCTTGCATTGAAGCGGTAATTGATGCGCTACATGATAACGGAATTGCGCTTATTCAGCACACAGCTGAAAGTGACAAAGGCATAATTATCAGCACCACTTTCCTACATCGCTCAGGTGAAATCTACGAGGCTGGCTCGTTATTTGTGCCAGCTTCTCAACAAACACCGCAAGCCTATGGATCAGCTTTAACCTACGCTCGCCGGTATTCTTTAATGACCGCTTGCGGCATAGCGCCTGAAGATGATGACGGAAATGCAGCATCAAAGGTTCAACCGGCACGCGTTTTCAATCAACACGATGAAGAAGTCGATGTATGGGCTACGAATACAATGGATTTCAGAGCGAGCGCAGCAATATCAGCTGATGCACCTTATTGCAATCACGGCATCATGACATTAAAAGAGGGCGTGAAAGATGGCAAAGCATATAAAGGCTATACCTGCACCGAAAAGGATCGAGCCAATCAATGTCAAGCGCGCTGGATGGTAATGTCTAAAACAACCGGCGAATGGCGTTTCAAGGATGGCGAATAATGGGATACATGATTATGACAAGTCTAGCCACAGGCGAGCAAGCATTTATCGGCGAGGGGCATATTGTGAAGCTTCCGCCAATCTCATGGCGGTGCGATTTATGCAAAGCCAATGAGCATCCTGACAATGGTGCATTTCGTTATGTCAATCATCCATTCGAGTATTGGGCGTGTAATCATTGCATTGATGCAGGTAAAACGCTATGAACCATGTAAAACTTGCAAATGATGAATTAGCACAATGCACAATTGCTGGGCTTCAAAGGCTAATGCGCAAACTGGCTGGTCACAATTCTGGTCATTACTATAACAATTCGTTAAGTTTCCAAGAGCGTGTCTGCGAAGAGGCTGAAAGCGTTGCAGCTGAGTGGGCGGTGGCTAAGTATTACGGCTTGCCATTTGAGCCAGCTGAGGCAAATAATCACTTCAAAAACAAAGCCGATGTGGGCAATGCGCTTGAAGTCAAATGGACTAAATATGCAGACGGCTCATTAATTATCTATGAATCAGATCGTAAAACTGATATAGCGGTGCTGGTCGTGGGCAAAAGTCCGAACTTTGTGATAAAGGGCTGGATACCGGTAACAATGGCACAAAGAGATCGTTATCGCCATGCAAGCCAACCGACATGGTGGGTTAGCCAAAACCATTTGCAACCTATTGAAACGCTAGGAGCAAGCATTTATGCAGCAGCAATTGATTAAAACAAAATGCCGTGTATGCAAAAAAGTTACAAAACACGGCAATTTAGATGCAGCAAATGAAATGAAGCTTGGCGATGGCGTTGCGTTACTGCAATGCTTGGAATGTGGAGTGATGGGCATCGAACAAATCGAGGTGAAAAATGCCTGATTATGCTTGGAAATGTCAATTCTGCGACTTTCGTGAAACGATATTCAAACCATTTGCAGCTGAATGGGTCATTCCAATTTGTCCTGAATGCAACACCGAAATGCGCCGTGATTATCGAATTGCTGGCGTTCATTTCAAAGGCGAGGGATGGGCTGGTAAAAATTGAGCAATTCACAATCTGTGGATAACTTGGTCATGACTGGTCATAATAAGCGTAAGTTATCCACACCCTTGACAAAGGTGTTACGCTTTTCTCGCGCTGGAGAGCCCGCTAGGGTGAGCTCGAAAGCAAGACGAAATGCGTTTGGGCTATCTCTATGCCTAGCGGCTATCTCCATGCAAACGATGCCACTAAATGCAACGACTAATACTGATCACTATAAGCTTTACTTACATTCAAAGCTAATAAGCGAAAAGCAATATAAATGTGCTTATTATGTGGCACATATTGAAAGCAGATGGAATCCACTTGCGCACAATGCTGGTCATTATGGCTTATTTCAAATGAAGAATGACAAAGTTAAATACTTAAATGCTTATCAACAAATTGATATGTGGTTGCGTTATGTAGCACATCGATATGACAATAAGCCATGCAAAGCAATGTCACATTTGAAGATTAGGAACTGGCAATGAGTAAAGGATGGAAAGGCGGAAGCACAAGCGAATGGCGCAAGCTTCGCGAGATTGTTTTTAAGCGTGATGGTGCAATATGTGTGCAATGCGGTGAGGATGAAAGAACTAACTTGCATATAGATCACATAATTCCTAAGCGATTGGTTGGAGATAGTGGAGATCAGTTAGATAATTTGCAAGTGCTATGCCAACGCTGCAATTTGAGTAAGGGTGGGCGTTTTTTTGACGAGCTTTCACAC